TGGAGACTTTTTTCCAGATTTAAATATAGAAGATCAAAAACTATTAACAGCAGCTGGAGAGAATGAAGGTCTAAGTGGATTTATGGATATGGATTTAAATGATCCATTTGCTTCCTTTACTCAAATTAGTGAATTTATGAAAGATGATGAAGATGAAAATGATGAAGAAGAAGAAAATAAAAAAGAAGGAACTAGTTATTTTGATTTAAGTGTTGATGATGATAGTGATTGGGATTATAAAAAAACAAAGACTAAAAGTACTTTTGGCAATTTCTCTAAACTTTTCAATAGGGATTAAAACCTTATTTATTTAAATAGTGTGTATATTAAAGGTATTAAGTATGATTTTTTATGTCTGATTTATCATTAGTTGTTAATTTAATCAGAAAATATGAAGGATTTAATGAAAAAGCATATCCAGATCCGTCTACAGGAAAGAGTCCATACACGATAGGTTATGGAACACAATATTATCCAGATGGAGCACCTGTTAAACAAGGTCAAAAATGTACAAAAGAAAAAGCTTTAGAATATTTATTTACTGAAATAGAAATAATAAATACAGAATTATCTAAATTAAATTTAGGACTAGATTCATATATGAAACAAGCTTTAATTTCTTTTATTCATTCAGTAGGATGGAAATCTTTTTTATATAGTCAAATTATTGATTGTATAGAAAATGAAAATTTTTCAGGTGTTTGCGACGAAATTAGTAGATGGATTTTTGATGAAGATTATAAAGTTATAGGAGGATTATTAGATCGAAGAAAAGAAGAAATTAAATTATTTTTAACTGAGCTTAATAAAAATGAATGGAAAAGTAATCATCTTTTGTTAAATTGTTTTAGCAATTTTAATGGAAATATGGATCAAATCAATGCAATAAATAAATTAGAAGAAAAAATCAATCCTTATATACTTAGTGATTTTGTAAATAATTATACATTTAATAATTTTTTTTCAATAAATTACGATGAAATAGATTTTGAAGATGATTTTTCATCAGTAACTTTAAGATTTTGATTTAGAATAAAACAAATAATGAAAGATAAAATGTCTCATCCCACAAAAGAAGGAGAATTTATACTTCCTTTAGAATTACAATTCTCTATGCGTAAAGCAGAGATGAACGCCCAAGAGATGACATGGGAACAATTATATGGTGCTTTAATTAATTTATATTACCAACGTTTGATGGAATGGCATGCAGTTAAATCTTTAATGACAGAAGAAAATATCAATATAGATTTTAGTATTCCTACAGATATAGAATTAAAAAAACTAGCTGATCAATTTAATTTAATAGATGAAGACGATGAGGAAGATCCTTTTCAAGCAATCTAACCTAATAGTTTATTTAAATACCATTTAGCTTTTTTTAAAGATTCAATTCCTCCTTTGTGTTTTTCTCTCCATAGATATTTAATAATATTTCCTTTTAAATAACCACGAAATTCTTCAGCACTAAGTTGAGCTTCAATAGCATCAATACATTCAATACTTCCAGCAGCATAGTGTATTGGTCTATCTACATTATCAAATTGATGAAAATGAGTGTCTTTTTCGTCCATTTGATTATCAATAAATTTAGTAATATTTTCCCATTTTAAGGGAGATTCTTTAGTTATTTGATATATATCAGTAACTTCATTTTTTTCTGCTTCTGGACCAGCCATACGCATTTTAGGAGAAGTCTCGTCTATGCGGTCAAACCACGTCTCATTAGAGATTGTTTGAACATCTCTTCTGATGGTTTCCCTAGTGATACCAGAAGTTTTGGAGATTTTGGAGATGAACCTAGATATTGGGAAGAATCTTCTAGGGATGGAATATATCCTGTCAATCCAACTCTTTGGCTTTTGTCTCTTTTGTTTGCTTCTATCGTTAGATTTTCTCTTCCCATTCCTGATTCGCATGCAGTTAATCCACGATTATACTGATCATAGAGAGGAACATCATTATTTTCATTACTTATTGGTTGTCCAAAATCTTCTATTGATAAAGAAGGACAATCAAGTTCATCAATAAAACTACCTAAGAACTTACTTTTAGATGCGTATCCAGCCATGGGATTATACGATTCTTGATGTATTTCTTTTACAATATTATCATGGCAAGATTCTATGATCCAACTTACGATCCTCAAAAGGATTCAGGTACTTCAGGGATTGAAGTAACAGATTTAAATCCTGAAAAAGCTTATGATACAGACTTACGTAGAGTTGATCCTGATCTAAGAGATGATTTAGGAAAAAATGAAAAACCAGATAAAGTTGCTAGATTCACAAAAGCTGTAAAAATAGCTAATGATTATAAACAAAGAAGAGGAATTGCTGAACCAACATTAAATGGAAAAACACCTATAACAAAAGCAGTTATAAATGGTGTTGAATTACCTAGTTTAAGAGGAAGAAATTATGGAGATCCAGGTGCTGGAGCCACTGAATATGCACATAAACCTAAATCTGGTTTTGGTACTTTTTATAATTTCTAGAATTAAGAATCAAGGCTGGAATAAAAAGATTTCTTTTTAAATTGTTTCGTATAATTCTATTGAATTTTGTATCTGTTAAATTATTTTCGTGTACTAACATAAGTAAAAGATCTATTTCTTTATAAAATTGAGGATAAAAATCTACTTTAGATAAGGGACATAAATCATAAATAATTAGATCTATATTTTTTAATTGATGTAATCTTTGATTAAAAAGATTTATATTATCTTTTTTTAAAATTTTTGTATCTAAATTGTTTTTTCTAATTCCTGCAGTAATAATTTTAAAATTATTATTAATTGAATGTATTGCTTTTTCTATAGGTATATTTTGATCATTTAAAAGTTCACATAAACCAAAAGTATTTTTTATATTTAAACGAGTATGTACATGTGTTCTTCTTATATCTCCATCAATTAATAATACTTTTAAATTCAATGAAGAAAAAATTTTTGCTAATATTATATTTATTAAAGATTTACCTTGATTACTAAAAGGACTTGTTATTGATAAAATTTTAATTGGATAAATTTTATTTATCAAAAAAAACAAATCATATATAAAAGAAAAATCTTTTATAGGAATATTATTTAATTTTTTAATTATAGATTTGTTTTGTTCTCTTGCATCTTTAAAAGGTTCTAAATAAGGAATTGATCCAATAATAGGAATATTATACTTTTGCATATACAACTTTTTTAGGTTGATTTTGATATTTACCTTTACGATCTTTATAACTAACTGAACAAGATTTTCCACGGAAAAATAATAATTGTATGATACCTTCATTTGCATAAATACGATTAAATAATCCTGTTGCATTATTAATTTGTAAAGTTAAATATCCTTCCCAACCTCCTTCTGCAGGTGTAATATTGCAATGAATTCCTGAACGTGCATAACTTGATTTACCAGCTGGAATTACGGTTATATCTTCTGGTAAATGTAAACGTTCTTCTGCAACACACAAAGCATAGCCATAAGGAGGAATCATAAAATAGGTACCCTTTTCATCTTCTTTTAATTCTGTTTCTTTTAATATGTCAGAACTAAAATTCTTTGGGTCACAATCGCCTCTTGAAGGTGTACCAAATATCAAACATTGCTTAGGAGATAAACGTATATCATAACCATAAGAACCTAGACCATAACTAAGTATTTTACGTCCGTTTTCTTCTCTAACTACATGATCTGTAAAAGGAGCAATTAATTTATCACCTAAAGATAAAGCTTTGATTTCCCAATCACAAAGAATGCTCATAATTTTCTAGTCAGTTTTATCAGTATAAGAATGTCAACACAAAATGCGACCTTTTTCAGAATAAATTTCAATAAATCTTTCAGTCATTTGTGTTGGGTTATTAATAGGAGGTAAATAAACTAAAAAAGAAGTACAAGTTTTATGTTTTGTTATACCTTTACTAGTATTTTTTATTAATAAAGGAGCTGTTTTTAAAATACAAATAGGAAAATCAAATATTTTTTGTTCATAACGAATCATGTCAGGACAATTTGTAAAATATAAACCTTGTTTTATATCACCTGACAACCATGAATTATATAATTTTCTAAACCATACAGCATGTGATGAAACTAATGTAGGAGAGGAAGCTCTTGTCATCTTCCATTTATCATTTTTTTTATCCCAGAAATATGCTCCTCTGGGTGGAAATAAATAAACATTTCCATACCATTGTTGACAATTTAATCCATCATCAGAAGGACATAAATAATTAGTTGCTTCTACATATTTATTTGCAGTTTTAGAACTAGCAACATCTAAATCTATTCCTTCTAATAAAGCATGTGCTGAGGCAACTAAATCATAATTAGTTATTAATTCTAAATCTTCATTTCTTTTTCTAACATCATGTATAGCCATTATTATGGAGTAATTTCATCATAGTCAATTTCAAAATAACGCATTCCTTGTTGATCATTAATTACATAACCAGCTTTAGAATCAGGATCTATTTTTTGAGCCGCTTCTATAATTCTACGAAAACTTTCTACAAGATCATCATTAGAGTTTCTTTCTGCATCTTCTTTAGCTGAATTTAATTCTTCTAAGGTTAAATAGAACATAGATTTATCTTTTATATTTGGTTGAAATACCATTACACCTGGACCTTCTAAAGCCCATAATTTTGTATATTGCATACCCATATCACCCAAAATAAATTTGATAGTGGTATCTAACATTTGTGCTTTTTTTTCATCTACTTCAGGTCCAAGAATAGATGCTAATAAACGTTCTCTTCTATTCATTTTTTTAATAATCCTTGTTTTGATAATGAGTCTAAAAGTTTAGGCATAGGTTGGTATAAAACAACCATTTTGCCAAGGACACCTCGTTTTTTAACAAGTTTTCCTTCTTTATCTCTTAGTTTATCGAATTCTCCTGAACGTATCAAATATTCAGCAACACAACGCAGTCTTCTTTTTAAAGGCAATTCTGCTTGTGGAAATTTTCCACAGATAGTATCAGGTGTCATATCTTTAAATGCAATTCTTAAACGATTAGCTAAAGTCATATTTGAATTAGCATCTTCTTCTTCATAGTTTTTTATATTTTCTAAATATCTTTTTAAAATAGAATCATTAAAAGAACCATAGGGAGGAATAAAATCTTTAACTTGTTTAATTAAAGATTCAGATAAAAGATCTGTATAGTTTTTAATCGTTACTTCTGAGATATTTATATTTTTAAAGCGATGAGCCATCATTCTAATTTTCCAACAGTTGTGGTTTTATACATAGGAGATGCTTTTTTTCTATAATCTTGGTTTTCCATTTTGCGATTTTTTGCAAAAGATTGAACTAAAGAATTCCATGGAATCCTAATAATTGCTTTTCTTGTTGGATTTGGAGATGCGTTAACATAATGGATACCTTCTATCCAACCTTTATCAGGAGTTTTTCGACCCAATGCCATCCAATTTCTTAAGGTTTGATCAGAAACATGTAATCTTTTAGCACATTCTTCAGTCGATATGTATTCATCAGTAAAAGCTGAAGGATCTAAAACATCAGTTTCTCCTTTAGAATAACGTGTATGCCAAATAGAAGATAAAATATTTTTTATTCCTTTTAATTCCCAAGCTATATCTTCAAGACCTTTTCTAATTCCAACCTTCATAATAAGCATTTCTCTTTATTAGATGCTAATCTAATTATGAATATTTTGCTTAAATGGATTCTCAATTTCCTTCAAATCAACCACAAGTACCAAATCAAATTCCTCCTGTTCAGGAACCAATGGTAAATCAAATTCCTGCTGTTCAGGAACCAATACCAAATCAAAGACTTCCTATTCCAGAACAAGTACCAAATAAATTAACTTTAGAACAAATAAAAGGAATGAAACAACTTGCAAAAGAGCAAGCTATTCAACAAGTTATAAGTCAAAGAAGTTATCAGAATCAACCTAAAGTAGTTTATGTAAGAAGAAATCTTACTATTGCTGAATTACTTTTAATATTTATTATTTCTAGTGGATTAGTATTTGGAGTACAAGTTGGATGGAATGTTATAAATAATTATTTACCTAGAATTGAAATCAAAATGAATTAAATAGATAAGATTAGCAATTTATAATAAAGTATAAGGCTTATAAGTATAAATTGTGGCAAACAGAAGAATTAGTGAACTTCAAGAAATAGCAGGATTAACTTTAGCTGATGCGGATTTATTTACCATAGTACAAACAGCAGAAGTTGACCCTGCGATTAAAAATAAAAAACTTACCATATCAGGAACAAAAGCATATTTAAATGTTTATTATCTTCCAAAAACAGGAGGAACAGTAAGTGGAAATGTAATTATACAAGATGATTTAACAGCTTCAGGAACAACTACTGTAAATACTATAAATTCAACAGGAACTGCCACTCTTAATGCATTAATTATTAAAACTAATGCAACAGTAACAGGAACAATAAGTGGTACAACAATTACAGGTACATATATAAAAGGTACAGTAATAAGTGGACAAACTATTAGTGGTGGTACTGTTACTGGAGTTCACGGTAAATTTACTAATTTAACTGCAACTAATATCACAGGAACTACTTTTACTGGAACTACAGCTAATTTTACGAATGTAACTGCTCAAGATTTTACTGTTGATGATGATTTTATAGTTGCAGATGATGTAACAATAAGTGGAGATACAACAATACTTGGAACTCTTACTGGAAATACAGTTACTGGTACTTCTTCTTTATTTACAAATAGTACAGCTGTAAATATTACAGGTACCACTGTTACAGGTACAACAGCAAACTTTACTAATATTAATGCAGTTGATCTTAATGTATCTGATGATTTAGTTATTACAGATGATTTAACGGTTACAGGAACAATAGAAGGTAAAGGAACAATTTCTGGAAATACATTAACAGGAACTGTTGGTCAATTCACAAATTTAACAGCTACAAATATTACAGGAACAACTTTAATTACAGGTACAACAATCAAAATGAGTGGAGATACAGTTGCTACACAAACTTACGCAACTGATACTTCTATTATTTTTGGAATTGCTCTTGGATAAGGCAGCGTAAAATAATAGATAACATGATAGGACTTTATTGATAAATGGCTCGTTTTATCTCGGTTATCAGAAAAGATATCTCTAATACTTCTGGTTCACCGACAGCAATCATTACAGGATCAACTAATTCTAGCGGTGTTCCAGCTTCTACATACGGTGTTGTTCTTAGTATTTTAGCTTCTAATAAAAATGCAAATTCACAACATGTAACTGTTCAACTAATTAAAGCAGGTGGAACAGGAAGTGAAGTTGTTGGTTCATTAATAACTTCAGGAATTATTCCTAGTCAATCTTCTTTGGAATTTATGACAGGAAATAAAATGATTGTTGAACCAGGAGATTGGATAAAAGCTTATGCAACAGCTGCAAGTGCAATAGATATAACTGTTTCTTACATGCTTAACCCTCAAGACACTTCTATTTAAATCATGGGATACATAGGAACTCAAGCACCAAGATATTCTACTCCTGTAGAAACATCTGATATTAATAATCAAGCTGTAACTGCAGTTAAATTAAGTGCAGGTGGAGGTAGTGAAGGACAAGTTTTAGAACTAGATTCAAATGGAAATTTAATCTGGGCAGCTGATGCTGAAACTATTTATCCAGGTGCAGGTATTCCATTAAGTACAGGTTCAGCTTGGGGAACAAGTTTTACTGCTCCTTCTAGTGCTTTAGTTGGTTTAACAGATACACAAACTTTAACGAATAAAACATTAACAGCTCCTGTTATTAATAGTTTAAGTACTTTATCTGTAGTTAATAATGTTGTAGTAGGTGGAGATTTAACAGTTAATGGAACTACAACAACAATAGATTCTCAAACACTTTCAGTAAAAGATAAAAATATAGAAATGGGAGTCGTATCTTCTCCCAGTGATGCAACAGCAGATGGTGGTGGTTTAACTTTAAAAGGTGCTACAGATAAGACATTTAATTGGGTTGATTCAACAGATGCATGGACTTCTTCTGAACATATAAAACTTGCTAGTGGTAAAACATTTATTGGAGATGGATCAACTTTAACTGCATTAAATGCATCTAATTTAGGATCTGGAACTATACCTGATGCAAGATTTCCAGCAACATTACCTGCAGCAAGTGGTGCAAATTTAACTGCATTAAACGCTTCTAACCTTTCTTCTGGAACAGTAGGAACAGCACGATTAGGTAGCGGTAGTGCCTCGTCGTCAACTTTTTTGAGGGGCGATGGATCGTGGGCTGCTGCTGGTGGTGGTACTACTTGGAATAGTAGTGATTACAACTTATATACCCCTACAGCGGGAAATTCTAACGCTGGTGACTATAATATTTCGCTTGGAAAAGATGCAGGATATTCACTTGGTTCTAGTAGTGAATATACTATTAATATAGGATATGAGGCTGGCTATTCAGCAGTTGACAAGTTTGACACATTATACATAGGTAAGCAAGCTGGTAAGTTTCTTACAGGTAATGATAATATTTGTATTGGTTATGAAGCTGGATTAGGAGTCTCTGGATCTAGTACTGCTGGTTTTAATACAGCTATTGGTCGAAGAGCACTGCAATCTATAACGACTGGTACTCATAATGTAGTACTAGGTAGAGACGCTGGTAAAGGTGTAACAACAGGTCAATACAATAGTTTTATTGGTCATAGTAACGGAATTAATGCAAGTACAGGTAATTACAATACTGGTTTAGGATATAGCTCACTTAACACGTTACAAACTGGAGGTGAAAATACAGCAATAGGTGCTTTAGCTGGACAAAATATTACAACTGGAACACAGAATGTTTGTTTAGGTAGTAATGCTAATGGACCTACTACAGGATCAAATAATATTTGTATTGGTTATCTTTCTAATTTATCAGGCAACACAGTATCAAACGAAATAACTTTAGGTAATACATCTATAACCAAATTCCGTATTCCAGGAATTAACTTTATATTAAAAGATAACGGAGGTACACCTACTACTGGTCAAGTACTAACTGCTGATGGAAGTGGAGAAGGCTACTGGGCTGCTGCTGCTGCTGGTGTTACCTCAGATGCTCAGTACAATACTGTTGGTGGTACTGGTGCTGGTGCTGCATTAAACTCAACTTCTTTACATAATACTTTATTTGGATACCAAGCAGGTACAGCACTTACTGATTCAGGTAGTTCTAATCAAGCTAAGGACAACACAGTAGTAGGTTATCAGGCATTAAAAACTGCTAATGGTAGTTGGGCTGTTCAAAATACAGCAAT